GTAGGCGGAAACAAAGCACAAAAATTCCATATTTTGACCGGATCTGGTTCAAATGGTAAATCAATGTTGATGAATCTGACTGCAAAAGCTTTGGGTGATTATGCGGCAGTTGTACCTATTTCATTGTTCACTCAAAAGCGTGGGAAATCTGGGGCGGCAGCTCCTGAAGTGATCAGACTAAAGGGTAGACGATTTGTAACTATGCAAGAACCTGATGAAAAGATTGCGCTGAATACTGGTTTGATGAAAGAGATCTGTTCTTGCGAAAAGATGTACGCGCGTGACCTGTTCAAGTCAGGCACAGAATTTGAAGTTCAAGCTAAGTTTCATCTTGCTTGTAATGACAAACCTGAAATCAATTCAACGGATGGTGGTACATGGCGCAGACTGATGGTTATCAACTTTACTTCCAAGTTTGTTGAGAAACCGGTAGAATCATTTCATTATCCGATTGATGAAACTATTCAGCACGCAGTAAATTCTGTAGGCTGGGCAACACCGTTTCTCTCGTATCTGATTTCAACGTTCAAGAATGGACACGGTTATCATAAACTGGTTCCTCCTGGAAAAGTCATGGAATATACTACAGATTATCGTAATGATAATGATGGTATTGCTAGATTTATCACAGAAAAGATCGGAGAACCTTTGGAAGATACATTGGTATCCAAAGAAATGCTGAGATCTACATTCAAGCAATGGAAGATTCAGAACGAGCAGATGTCTCTGACTCCTTCTGATCTGGAAAAAAGAATTGTGGAATTGTACGGTAAGTATTCAAAAGGCGGTTGGCCTACATTCAGAATTCTGGACGCTTAACGACGGTGAGTTCGGTGTTTACGTCTACCTAGCATACGATCACCCTTTGCTGTTCTAAGAAGTTTTCTCATACTTTTTCCTGATGCCGGATCATAACCAAAATGTTTTTTTAGACGACGACCAGCAGTCATGGCCATTTGTTGACCTCCTTGTACAGCACCTTGAACGGGAGTAGGTAAGACTTGAGATGTTGGTGGTGGACCTTGGGACATTACTGGAGCTGGAGTGGGTTTAGTTGCCAAGGGATTATTCTCTTGAAACCAGGCAGACCAAGATTCAGCACCTCCTTTAGTTTTTCTTCTGCGGGCCATTTACTTTACGCAGAGAAGATATCCGCGACTAGCGGCGACCGGCCACTGGGACATATTCTTTTAAGTAAGGAAGGGCAAAGGATACTACCGCAAAAACTACCGCTAAGTTTAGACCTTGAACTAGGAGGTCGCCAATATTCAGTTTGATCCCGCCAAGAACAATAACTAATTTCCCGACATCACCTTCTGCTGAAGCTAGTGGAGATAACATGGGCAGAACTAAGTCACGAATTACGGCATTAAAAAACTTGGTTAGGGACATACCTACATAAATAGCAACTGCAAACGTAACTACCTGATTATCTACCATTTAATATAATGGATACAAAATTCTGGGGACCCTCGGGATGGAAACTTCTTCATCTAATAACCTTTGAACGTGGATCTCTCCAGAAGAAAAAAAAGTTATTCTCTGTTCTTGGTCAAGTTCTTCCTTGTAAATATTGTCGTCAATCTACATCTGAATACATTCGTGATGAACCACCTCAAAATAATTTAGCATTATGGTTGTACAACCTTCATAAAAAAGTTAATCATAAATTAGAGTCGCAAGGATTACATGCAGCTCCTAATCCTGGATTTTCACAAGTTGTCCGAAAATACCGCGAAGACTTAAAAACTGCTTATCTTCCTGGAATACCTTTTTTGCTATCCATGGCTTATAATTTTGATTCAGAAACACATTCACGTGAAGCACATCAACAATTTTGGGAAGCTTTGAAAGACTTATATCCTAAACAAGGATTACCACGTGTCCCTGAAATTCACGATTGTTATTTTCGTGATGTGTACGACATCTTAGTGGAAATGGGATTTCAAGGATCTTATACAGAAACATTGAAAGCAATAGCAAAACATAAAAGTTCCTGCTCAAAAAAAACCTTTAGAGGTCGAACATGTCGACGCACTAAACGGTAATCAGCTTCATCCTAGTGTAATCATCTTCGGTGTCAAGAATAACTTCAAGAACTCTTCGGATCACGCAGGCATACTTTTCAGACAGGATAGGGATAAACTCCTCACACTTCCTGATAGTGACTTCTCGAAGTTTTGTGTACTTGAGAAGAATTCGGAACCTTGGATTCAGCAATTGAGCCAGAGCTTTTGTCAAGCTGTGCTCATCATGCTGTTTTGACAGCATTCTGCAGTACTGGTCCCTCACTGTAAGTGCGTGGTGCTCTTCTGCTTGCTGCCGCGTAAATTTGCGCACAACAGGGTCAGGATAAATCTTGTTTAGGTTTATCCTGTCCTCGTACTCCAGGTACTTGAACATTAGCTCCCACATGTGGGTATTCTGATAAAGCCCGTTCATTTTTTGGTAGGCTACAATTCTGTAGTATTAAATTCCATTTTAACGTGTTATCCAAAATAATTCAAATGACTTGTGCTATATGCTGGGATTCAATGGATATGGAAGAATTTCAAGATGATAAAGACTCTACAGAAACATGTTTCAAACTAGATTGCGAACACGCATTTCATACAAAGTGTATTGTAATGTGTCTTCTCAAATCTAAACATTCATGTCCATTATGTAACAAAGAAAAAGAACCAAAAGAAGAATTAGAAATTGTCGGACTAGCTCGTAAGTTATGTACAGAAGCATTACGTGATCCTGAAATTTCAGTTATCAGACATGAACTGTATGAAACTCTATCCGATTATCAAGAAAATCTCCGACAACATAAAAAACGTTGCCTGGAAGCAGTTCAAGCAATAACTAAAGAAATGAAAATTGGTGAATATCGATCACATCTTTTATATACAATTGGATTGTTGAAACGAAAAATTAAGAGTAAAGTTACAGAAATGGGTCCTAAATATATAGGAGCCGCTCTTTTTAAAGAAAATAGATGGGATACATCTTTAGTTGAAAAATTGATATTGCCATTATATGCGAGTCGTAGATGGCGTTTTTACAGATTAAAACATCCGCGATTTTATTGTGATATTATTAAGACTACAAGGAATAAATGAATTGGCTACTTCCAATTGTAATAGGAACTACAGCTATGGTATATGTACATTCTTTTAATCGCATGTTTAAACTGTATGAAAAATCAGAGCGAACTCTAACCTTGGATAAAGTATTCAACTAACCATGTGTGCGAATACATTTCTATAAGAATGAGCGCCTGCTCTTCTGTATAGCATTGTTCCGTCACAACTTCTTCCTCCGGATTGTACACATTGGTAAATCGAACGGTATAAAGCTGCATCCTTTTAGGATTGTGAAACAATAAGTTATTTATCCGTTTTTCGCTGAATACAGTAAAGATGTTTGATGAAGAAACTTTAAAAGCTTTACAAAAAGCATATAATTCTGAACATCCTAAAGATCCCATTACCGGAGATATTTGGAACTCATTAAAAACTAAACTACATAAAAAATGTCGGGCTGGAAAGACTTCATGTATTGTTGCTCATTTGCTGACACGACCGAAAGCTCCTGATTCTTGGATTACTAAGCCAGAAGATTGGTTATCATCTACAGACATTGAAAATGTAGAACACGGTTTTGAAAAGTTATTTCCCAAGTATAAGTTTTTAGGATGTATCCCGATAGACTTTGACCTAAAATCTAATTCAGGTCAATGTTTAGTTAGTGTTTTGTGTTCTTTACATGTTAAAGACTTGTACGCAAAAGGAACCCGTCAAATTGGAATAGTATTCAATACGGATAAACATGATGGACCAGGTAAACATTGGTTTGCATTGTTCGCAGATGTAGATGAAACTCTGGAATATCCACGTATAACTTATTTTGATTCGTATGCTACCAAACCCGAAAAAGAGTTGAACGTTTTGATGACCAGATGGAAAAATGAGATTGATGGTATGGGATTAGGTAAGACTGTCCTAACAAGAAATTCAACACGGCATCAGTACAAGGATTCAGAGTGTGGAATATATTCTGTATATTTTCATTACTGTTGTCTCCTAGGTATTCCTTTAGATGAACGTATTCCTGATGATGTGATAAATAAATTTCGTAAACTTCTTTTTAAGGTAGGATAATAATGGAAGAAACACCCTTTCTACAACGATGGGGACCTCCTGTATTTATTGTGTTAATGATTATTGTTGGATTATTTCTGATTTATCGTACTATTGCAGGATCGGATATGGCAACAGTAAAACGAGCTTCTCTAACGATGGGAACGTATGAACAGGTAACTCAATTAGTTCCTCTAGGATGTCCGACCGGAGATGATACACGATTATGTGATTATTATATAGCATCATCATCCTATTCTGTATTTCCGTCATCTTCAGTATACGATTATGTTTCTGATGGAATTTTGCCTCTTGTTATCAAAGCAGGAGCTCGTCTTGTAGAATTAGATGTGTACGCCGATGAAAATAATAAACCAGTTGTCGGCTTAAAAAATGAAACTATGGGATACGATTATGCTAAAAATTCCGTATCATTTGAATCTTGCTGTGTATCCATTGCCAATACTGCATTTAATAAAGTTGAAACTAAGACAGCTTCTGATCCTTTTGTGCTCAGCTTGATGTTTCATACGAATAAACGAGATGTTATGGAAGCTTGTTCTGAAATTTTGAAACAAACTTTAGGTGGTTACTTTTTACCATCTAAGTATGCCTATGAAGGTCAAGGAACTTTAGATTTAGCTTCTGAACCAATTTGTAATCTTGCTGGAAAACTTGTGATTGTTTCAGGTCCTGAAGTAAAAAGTGTACCTGTAATGCATGAACTCGTAAACTTATCTTGGGGATCTTCAAATTTAAGACGTTTATCATTTATGAACGCTTCACAACCTTATGATCACGAAGAATTAATTGATTCAAATAGAAAAGCAATTACTATGGTCATTCCCGATCCTGATCCTGATTTGAAAAATAGTAATCCCACTGTTTTATTCGGATACGGCTGTCAATGGATTATGATGAATTATGGTTCTTTAGACGCAATGATGGAGATCTATGTAGGTAAGTTTCAGCAAGGAAGTGTACTTGCTAAACCGGAGTATTTAAGGTACAAACCGGTCGTCTATAAAAAGCCCGCCCTCCCTCCTCCCGAACATTCTTTTCAACCTATGGCTGCCACATCTCCGATTTACGATCATAATCCAAAGACTGGAGATAAGTCAATTGTATTTTAATGCCTTCGTGGCGACGAGTATTTTCCTGCGTTTAAATAAAATGGCCAATAAGTGGATTATTCACATCAAGAAAACGATGAAAACCATGAAGAGTCGTGGCACGTACAAGAAAGGTATGGGACTCAAGCAAGTGATCAAGGAAGCCAAGAAGTCCTGGCACAAAGTCAAGGGCAAGCGTGGTGGTGGTGAAGGCTCTTCCTCCGAAGAAGAGGCAGCGAAGGAAGAGAAGACCGAGGAAATGAAGGAACCTGAACTAGGTGGACGTCGTCGTCGCAAGCATGGTAAAACTCAAAGACGTCGTAAGCACTAAAAAATTATGCGTATGAACATATAAATGGGAGGTGGTCTTCTACAATTGGTAGCTTACGGAGCTCAAGACGCGTATATTTCTGGGAATCCTCAGATCACGTTTTGGAAGGGTCTATACAAACGACACACCAATTTTGCTATGGAGCCATTCCGTATCAACTTTAACGGCGAACCTAATTGGGGAACCAGACAGACTGCCATCGTTAACAGATACGCAGATCTCCTCTTTTCTACATATGTACAACTAGAACTTCCTACGAATGATACTACAGGAACTACAGGAGCTCAATGGAATCACGGATCAGACTCTGGATACGTGTCTCTTGGCTTCAATTTTATTGATCGTGTAGAACTTGACATTGGTGGACAAATTATTGATCGTCTGTACTCCGAATATATGTATTTATGGTCGTATTTAACTTCTGATAATCAAAAATTGTCGAAATTAGACACTATGCTTACCAATGAAAAGTATAGAGTAAGCGGAGTAAATGCACTTACATTTTCTGCCAATCCTGGATGTACAGGTGGTAATGGTCGTCAATCTTTACCTAATGTATTGTACATTCCATTGATGTTCTTTTTTACTAAGAATCCTGGAACTGCTCTACCTTTGATCGCCTTACAATACCATGAAGTTAAAATTAACGTAATCTGGAAATCTCCTGAAGCAATTGCTGGAAATTACGCAACAGGCATTCAAACTCTTCCCCAAGCAACTTCTGCCGCCCTATATATTGATTACATTTATCTGGACACGGATGAACGTCGTCGTTTTGCTCAACAGAGTCATGAATATCTTATTGAACAAGTCCAGTTTAATGAAGATGTAGGAATCAGTTCAGCGTCTAAGCGTATTGATCTAACCTTTAATCATCCTGTCAAAGAACTCATCTGGGTTGTACAACCTACTTGCTACACTAACTGTAAAGCAGATCTAACAAATTACAGAGCAGATCCGCGAAATAATGCTCAGTATCGTCTGACTCCTTATGTTTACAATAAATCAGCTGTATTTGAGCAGCATCTACAAATTAACGGCCAAGATCGTCTAGAGAGACGTTATGGCGACTACTTTAACAAGGTTCAACCCTATCAACATCACACTGGTATTGCTCCTGGACCTGGTGTATACATGTATTCTTTTGCTGTAAAGCCTGAAGAACATCAACCTTCTGGAACCTGTAACTTTTCTCGTATTGATACGGCTACTCTGGTTGTGACGATGGATGGTGCTGTACAAGTTGATCAAGGACAAGGAGATGTGTGGGATATGCGTATGTACGCTGTGAACTATAACGTTCTGCGTATTATGTCCGGCATGGGTGGATTAGCGTTCTCCAATTAAGCGTCTAAGAATCAAAATTTTTTTTTACAGAGCATACTAAAATGCCTTCTAAAACTCTCAAACGAGGAACTAGAAGACAAGTGTGGAACGGAAGAGCTGAAATGACTGCTGGTGGATTAAAAAAAGAAGATCTTACCAAAAACACGAGAGGACGTATTGTTTCTGTAAAGAAATGCCAAACGATGAAAAAGACCTATAAGGGATCAGATTCTGAGGAAGAACCTGAGACTAACGAGCCTCAACCCAAGGAACCCAAGGAACCCAAGGAACCCAAGAAGTCTACAGGAGGATTCTGGAACCTGTTTGAGTGATTTTAACGAACGTAAGTTTGAATAAGGAAATGTATTCGGTGGAAGCAAAAACTGTACAAACCGGTGCTGTCAGGACTCTGGTTGAAGCTCTGAAATCTATTTTGGTTGAAATGTCTTTATTGTTCGATAAAGATGGAATCAAGATGATTGCTATGGATAATACACGTACAGTGCTTGTTCATCTCCGTCTACACGCAGATAAGTTTGAAAAGTATGACTATAATCATAGTTCTCCCAAATTCATTATTGGAGTAAACACAGATCATCTGTACCGTATTGTACGTACAGCAACAAATGATGATATTCTTTCTTTTTATATTGAAAAAGATGATCCTAATTCGCTAGGTATTATTATGGAAAATTCCGAGAAGAAACAGATTCACAAGTATAAACTCAACTTGCTAGACCGTGATGAACCTGATCTTCAACTACCTGATACTGAGTTTTCCACCCGAATTACAATGCCTTCTACCGACTTCCAAAAAATCTGTCGTGATATGACTCTGTTATCAGCAAAAACTATTGAGATTACTAATGTTGGTAATTCTCTATCTTTTACCTGCAAAGGACATTTTGCTTCTAGATCAACAACTATGGGAGATAATGATTTCAATATTCAGAAGAAAACATCTGAAATCATTAGTGAACACTTTTCTTTACCTCATTTGGTTCTGTTTACTAAATGTACTAACTTATGTAACAATGTAGAAATCCATGTAAAGAATGGATGGTTTCTGATGATCAGGTACGTTGTAGCTAACCTAGGCGAAATTAAATTGTGTCTGATGCCTTGTTCTACCTAATCAGTCCATTTGAATACACTCTTTAACCAGATTACAATTATTGCTGAAACCAAAACGTTTATAGCACCAGAACTCATATCTTCATATGTTTCATCGTAATTCGATCTGAACATATGATCAATAAAATCTGGAGCAAAATTTTTAGTAGGATCCCGATGATGTCTTCCATGCGTCTCAGATTTCAGCCAAGAATATTGAATCATATGATAAGTTGTATACGTCAATGACAGCAAAAGAATTACACTAAAAGGTATGACCCAATCACCAGTCATCCATTGGATGAGTACTGGAAACAACATAAAATAACCGAGTTCCAGAATACCTTCAAGAGGTAAAGCTAACCAACGTGGTAAACAAGCATCGTGAT